GGACATGTCGCCGCCCGGCCGTCCGAAAGCGGCGGAGGCGATGAACAGATTGACCTTGCGCGTGATGATCGCCTTGACCGGGACGCCTCCCTGAATGTCGTGATCCATGGTGAGCAGGTCAGGCATCACGATCACGGCAGTGTAAGGGTAAGCGTGGAGCTGGCGGATGGCCTCTTCGATGTCCACGCCGTTGAAGGTTTTGACGGTGTCGGCAATTCCGGCAGCCTGAATTTCCGCGACCAGGGCGGAGAGCAGCCATTGAGTGTCGGTAAGCATGGTATTAACGTATTTTGCGGTTGGACCCCCAGCCCATGTTTCCCGCTCCGTCACCGCCTGATGATCCGGCAAAACGTCCGGACCGCACATCGTCCAGTGTTTTCAAGGCGTTTTCATAGGCGGTCTTTTGGGCGTCGGTCGGTTTGTCCAGCAGCTTGGCCAGATCGTACACGGCCAGATCACGCGCCAGTTTGGAGGCCAGAGCAGCCGGGATGTCCCGGTTGCCGACGTAGCCGTCCACCGTGGCACATGCCTGAATCATGACGACCACGACAGGATCTTCCCCGGCTGGAGCCTGGGCGCGAATGTCGGCCAGTTGCCGGGCGGGCATGGCTGCCAGCAAGTCGGATTCAGTGAGCAGGGTTTTCATATATGACAAGGGGATGGCCCGGTGCGGCGTATTGCCACGTCAAGCGCCGGGCCAGTAGATGAATTAAGATCCGGTGGACGCCGGAATGGAGGGCATCAGTATCAGGGCCTCTTTAATGCCGACAGATGAACCATAGTAACATTCGAATGTTAGAAAGTGCTTGCCCGCTCCGGACGCATAGTGGCGGCGGTAGGACATGGTAATGCCCGTGTCCGGGTCCGTAACAGTCCGCGCGTCCAGATAGCCCTTGGTATCGGAGGGGACAACCGCCCGCGTGGCGACAGCCAGGGCAGAAGGATGCACCACAAACCCATTGGGAGCGGCGGAGCTGGCCGGAAGTACGGTTGATTCGATCAGGTCAAACCCCAGCAGGCGGGGAATGAGGCCGTCCCGGACGTACTCCGTTCCTCCGTAGGCCAACGCGGACGCCACCTGAACGGAGGCATCCTTGGCCAAAGCCGTATAAGCGGATGCGCTGGGGAAATAAACACGATTGGAGAGCGGCACTTTCAGCTCGCCGCATTTGGCGCGCGCCAGGGTAAGCAGGTCCATCATGGACATGCCGGACGTTGCCGCCAGTGTGGTGGGGTAATTGGCCTTGGTAATTTTTGAAAATACCCCTTCAATTACTTTGACAGCGACAGCATTCCCCATCTGCCCGGCAAAGATGTTCAAGGAGGCTGCCGAGCTTTCCATGAATTGACGGTCGGTTAGTCCGACGGTCGCTTTGGCATAGCCGTCCATGGTGACGGTTACGGCGCTCATTGTTCCGGTTTCCGTTTCATAGTCGTTTTCCGTATTCGACGCTTCGATGCCGCCGATCAGGGGCACTTTTAAAGAGGCGCCCTTGCTGACGGCTTCCCTGGAATAGTTGGTGGAGAATTTTCCCAGAGGGGCCAGGGATGCCTTGAAGGCTTCCAGCCCCCTGGTGACGATGATGTCATCGTTCAGTTTTGAATCAATGGATGTTGCCATATTTATTATATATAGTGTGGTTGGTAATCGGTGGGCGGAATCAACCGCGGGCGGCGATCAATTCTTTTTCGTGCGCCCTGAAAAAGGCGAGGCGTTCGGCTGGATCGGTGATGGAGGCGTGCTTGGCCAGCAGCTTTTCCCCGGTCAGTTTCGGGCCGCCGCCGTCCTTGTTGTCGCCAGTCTTGTATTGCTGGGCAAAGACAGGATTGACGGGCAGCTTGGCCAGCAGGATTTCCGCCTTGGGATCGGCCAGGATCATCTCCTTCCAGGAGGCTTTCAGGTCCGGGGTGATACGGCCTTCTTCACAGGCTTTTTCCACGGAGGCGTCAGCCGCTCTGGCTTTCATGTCGGCGAGGGATTTCTTCAATTCCTCGTTTTCGGTCTTCAGGGCTTCAAGCTGGGCTTGCAGCGCCTTGATTTCTTCTTCGTTCATGGTTGTTTTTGCGGTTTGGGTTTGGTTGACGGGGACGGCGGGATTGCCGTCTTTGCCAAGAAGAGGGGCGATAGTTTGGAAGGCGGCGCGATTGACCAGCCCTCCCATGTTGATGCCAGACCCTATGAGGCGGCAGTCGCCGTCTTCATCAGGTTCAGACGCTTTAAAAACGGGGGAAAAACGGCGGTAGGATTTACCTTCCACCTTGGCCTTGCCTTCCGGCGTCCATTCGATTTCCGCGCGGATGCCTCCTGTCTTGGGGTCGTCTCCGCCCCAGTAGATGCGCTTGACCCATCCGGCGGCATCGTGGTCCTGGTGGTCGTAGTCGATATAGGGTTCATCCATCAGGCCGTCCGCCGCACCTTCTTGGAGTTTGCGGCGCAATTCCTCCACGGCTTCGGCGGCAGCTTCATCCACCAGGACGGTTCGTTCTACAACTTCGCCCTTGTCATTGCTGGGGTGAATCGTGTGCTTGCCGGGAGGCATCCACTGGATGTCACCCGTCCCGGCCAGGGTCGTATAAAAGGCATGCTTGGCGTATAAGATCATGCCGTCATCCTGACACACCACGGGCCGCGGCACGGACGCCGCGGCCTGATTGCTCAAGATGCACCCTTTTGGCGGTCCAGCCAAATGCCCACCGCCCGGCCGACGGCGGCACTTACCTTGCTGTCCGGCGGCAGGGCATCCGGGTCCCTGGGGATGTGCTGGGACTTTTTCAAGATGTAGATAGTCTTGCCCTCCAGGGCCAGCGCCACCGGGCGGCGGCCGTCAAAGACACAGCGCAGGCCGCTGATGGAGCGCGGGCTTTTTCCGTGGCCTTCCGGCGCCACCGGGATGGCCAGCATCCGGGCCTTTTTGGGGGTGATGGTCGCGCCGTACACGTGGGTGGCCACATGGGGATGCCGGATGCTCACCACCACCTTGCCGCCCGTGGCGATCGGCGCGCTGCAAGCGTTCGCCACCGCCAGCCAGAAGTTGGTGCGGGTTCCGCCCAGGCGGTTGGGCGTGGCGTTCTTGCCGCGGAAATGACTAATCAGGGCGTTACGCATGGCCATGCCCGCAATCTTGCGGACGGTCGGAACGCTACGCAGCAGGCGCATGAGGTCCGGGGTGACGTCATCCTGGACCAGTCGGAGGTTGAGGCTCATATGGTTTTTCTGTATTGCCGTTCCACGTCCGTTTTCCCCACGGCCATGGCCGTGCCCATGGCATCCTCCAGGGCGCTGGCCAGGGCGGACGGGTCCATTAGTTTCACCAGCCGGAGGGGATCGGAGGCAAAATCTTCCAAGAGGCGGCGGAAGTCCTCGTCGCTGACGGCTTCGTCCGCCGCCGCCCTGGTGAGCTTTTCAAGTTCCGTCCTGGCGTTGCCCAGCCAGTTGTCCAGCACGGAGAGCAGTTGCTGGCGCACGCGGTGCTGCAGGTGGTTTATTTGTGAATCACTCATTGGCGGCTTCTTGCAGTTTCCCCATGTAGTATTCCCGTGCCTGGGCTGGCATGCGGTCCAGCGCCTTGGCCATCATGGCCCCGCTCATGACGGGGTCAGGCCGTGTATAAACTTCATCATCAGGCCCCGGTTGCGGTGTTTCGGTGACTTCATGCACCCAGTCCTTTTTCAGCGGTATGCCCGCCTCCAGCAATGTTTTCACACGGGCTGCCACTCCATCCGGATTGCTCGTCGTCTTGCTGCCTGGGGCGTAGTAAGGATAAACGGAGTCCTCCCCGGCATCCCCGGTATTAAGTGCATAGACGGAGGGGAGCAGTTGCTCGTTGAAGATTTCCGCAACCCAGGCGGCTGCGGCGTTGATAATGTCGCTGCGGACGTTGTAGTGTACTTCCCCCAGGGCGCGGCTCCCGGCTTCGCCCGGAGACGAGGTCAATGTCTGGCCCAGGATCAGCAGATCGCAGGCCGTGTCCGCGAGGTCAATCAACTGGCGCTGCGGGTTGTCCGTTCCCTTATTGCCCGCTTCCTTAAGCTCGACATTGGCCCCCTGGGGTACGACCGCCCAGGCCGCGCTCCCCATCAGATCCATCATTTCTTCCAGACGGTCCTTGATGCTGGGGTCGCTGGGGTCGTAGGTCGCCCAGCGCATGGGCTGGCCAAACAACTGGGCAAAGCTCAACAGCCAGTCGCGGCTGAAGTTGGCACAACACCAGAACCACGCCAGGGATCGCAGCAACGCTCCGCCGCTGGGATGGCCCAGGCCGACATTGTTGATTGCCACCAGGAATTTATGTTCCGGGATGTTGCCCAGGGTATCGCTTCCTGGGGATCGCAAGCCGAACATCCCGGTTTCCACGGTCCATCCGTACCAGCGGGGATGGACACGGCGCGTCTGGCGCGGCAGCCATGCCTGGGGCATGTGGCGGCAGCCCCGGACTTCCCAGTCGATTTCCCGGACGGTCACACCCGTGAACCAGCCGTCCAGCAATCCGGCAACCGTGCCGCGCCAGCCCTGGCCGTCTACCCGGTAGTCGCCCTTCATGCCGTCGCGGGTCCGCTCCGCAAGATGGTTGAGCAGGTCCATCTTCTCCGGGTTCTGGATGTTCCAGACCAGATCGCAGACAGCGTTTTTCAGCTCCACCACATTTTTGACGAGGCGGGGCCACGACTGCATCATGAGTTCGTACAAGGCGTGTTCCTCTTCCGGGGATTCCCCGGAGAGCGCCCCGGTAAGAACACGTTCCACATATTCAGGAGTAACCCAGGAGAGAGAGGGCATGAGCCAGGTTGACCGGGCGGAGGGCAGCACGATGCCGTCCCAGACCGACCCTCGGTGCTGGGAGGCTTTTTTGCGCGCCAGAATTTCCTTGACGGTCATTGCCCCGTCCTTGGCGGACAACGCGTTTTTAGGGGGTCCGCCGTGGACCGCGGAGGCATGTTTCAATTCAGGTGTGATGGTCATCGTCTTGTAGGGGTGTAGGTTCTTCGTTGGTGGCGGTATTTTCCGCGGCAGCCGCCCATGCTCACGCCGTCCAGGGCTTCCCTGGTCCAGACCCCTTCGGCGGCTTTCAGCGTCAGGGAGTGCAGAGCCAAAGCCAAGGCCCAGAAGAGGTCGGCGTGGCCGCTGTCCGTCCGGTCTGCGTTGTAGCAGACCAGCCCCGTCTTGGTGTAGCCCTTCTCAATGGCCGCAATATGGGCTTTGAGGAGGTCATGATTGGGGAGGATGATTTTCCCGGCCTCCATGGCGCGGGCAAGGTTGGAGGCCAATTCTTCCTTGGATGTGTTATTAAAGGTGATGCCGCGAATTTTGTGACCGTTGCGCCGCCTCCGGGCGTCATCCACGTATTTGTCGCCGAGGCCTGTCTGGTCGATGGCCACCAGCTTGACGCCCGCGGTTCCGGTGATTTCGTCAAGTTTTTTGTCTCGGCTTTCCCAGGAGTGGTCCTCATGATAGTACACCAGCCGGACCACATAACGGTCGTGCCATTCTTTCAGAGCAATATAACAGTGTTTGTCGCTCTGGCGTGCCACGTCCACTCCCACGCCGATGGGGCCTTCTTCTGCGGCCAGATTGCCCGCGGCAGAGGCGTAGCGGTCGTTGGTGCATGCGTTGATGGTGTCCCAGGAGATGAGCTGGCCCGCCGTGTCCTGGGGCACGCACATGTATTCTTCCAGGTAATCAGATTCCGTCAGGCATTTGGCGCGGCAGGATTTCATGAATGCTTCGCGGGTCATTTTTTTACCCGTCTTGGCGTTGATCCGCTCGACAATACCCGCGTCCACGGCGTCCGCAATCGTGATGCGGTGGTGGCTCCACCCCATTGGATTGCCGTTATTGATGCAGTCATTGACAATCAGAGCAAAGACGGATTGCTTTCCGCGGTGCGTGGATATGATGATGCGCTGGCCGCCCCACTGCGTGACAGCGGAGGAAACCTTCAGCAGTTTTTGCTGGTCTTTGTGGAGCGCAAATTCGTCCAGGATGACGTTGCCGCGCTTGCCCGCCAGCACGTCCGCGTTGCTGGACAGGGCGTGGATGGTGCGGCCCGTGGCAAAGGTGATGGTATAGACCGTCTCCCCTTCAATGATTTCTTCCCCCAGGGCAACGGCTCCCAAGTTATAAATTTCCGCCCATTTCTTGCAGTCGTCAATGAATTGCTTGGCCGCTCCCAGGTCGCGGCTGCACACCCACCAGTCCCACCGCGCCCCGCGTTTCACACAGGAGCGGACAGCCTTCAAGGCGGCGTATTCCGAAAGGCCGATTTGGCGGCCCTTTTCCACGAGAATGTTGTCGGCAGAGTCCTCTAGGAATTCAGCCTGATAGACCATGCTGCGCGGCAGTTTCGCCTTGCGTCTGATGATGCGGGATTTCATGGGTCAAAGCAGGTTCATGGCTTCTTCGATGCGGGCGAGGTCTTCGTCAGTCAGTCCGGCCTGGGCAGGCTTCCCTTCTTCCACGGCCGCCGCGGCCTCGCGTTCCTCCCGCCGAATGTCGGCCAGCTCACGGCGGAAGTTGATCAGCATTTTCATGAGGTCGAATATTTTGCCGAGCTTGTCGGCAATCAGGCCCTTGATGTCCTCGGCGTCCATCTCCGCCAGGGCTGATTCCAGCATGTCCATGGCCGCCGCGATCCCGGCTTCCGCCGGGCCGCCGTCCTCCTTGTATTTGTTCAGCAGGTCGATTTTCCAGGAGTAAGCAGCCTGGGCTTGGGCAAGGCGTTCTTGCCGTGCCAGCCATTCCCGGTGTGCGCCCTTGCGGTAGTTAGTGACGTTTTGCGGCGTTACGCCGGGATAGCCGGAGGCGTCACACAAGGCAGCAACATCACGCCACGTTCCCCCGTCGGCCAGGCATCGGCTGACGGCATCCTGCACCTTGGCAGGCATGCGGCTGATGGCCGCGCTGGCGGTGCGTTTAGCCATGAGTGAGGGCCTCCTTTCCACGGTCCAGGATGATCCATCGGCAACCGAATGCGGAGGGCAGGCGGTGGACATATCCCAGGGCTTCCAGGGTTTCCAGTTCCGCGGCGGCCTGCGTCTGGTCGTTCCCGGCCAGACGGATTTCCGTTTCGATTTTCCCCGCGGCAGACGGCAGCGCGTCCTGCGTGGCAAGGTATTCCAGGATGATTTGACGTACTTTTTGGGCTTCGGTCATGCAGCTATCCTGACA